GAAGTAGTTGCTGTAGACCTCTCTGATTATGTAGTAAGAAAGGATGATTATACAGGTGATATAATTTTTTATAAAAGGGAAGAAAATTGTCCAGATGACAATAAACAAAAAGAACCGCCTATTGGTTGGCACACTGACATTGTAAAACCAAAAAGACCTAAACTAAATATTTTTAAATTATGAAAAAGTTTTTTAGAGAGTTAATCTCAGACAATAATGAAATCAATGAACAAGCATTTGTAGGAGTTATATCATTCTTTGCAATGGTATTTGTACTAATGACAGATGTAATTACAGGAATCATTGGCAATGAGTTAATCATTAAAGAATTTATCTTTGATGGGTTTATGTTACTTACATTAGGTGCATTTGGTATAACAACTGCCGGACGCATTATGGCTTTAAAGAATAAAGCAAAAAAAGAAGAAGAGACTTCAGAAGAAGTAGTAGATTAATCATATAAAACAAACAAAATGCAATTAAGTAAAAATTTATCACTGGCAGAAGTAACAAGAAGTGAAACTGCAAAAAGAAAAGGAATTAGCAATATGCCAACACCTGAACACATTGAGAACTTTAAGAAGTTAGCTGAGAATGTATTTCAGCCAATTAGAGAGCACTTTGGAGTTCCTATTCACATTTCATCTGGCTATAGAAGCAAAGCCTTGAATACTGCGGTTGGGGGAAGTTTGTCAAGCCAACATTGCAAAGGTGAAGCAATTGATATTGATATGGATGGTACATCAATTACCAACAAACAAATCTTTGACTTTGTTAAAGCAAATGTAAACTTTGATCAAATGATCTGGGAATTTGGAACAGATGCAAATCCTGATTGGGTACACGTATCTTATAACTCAGATGGTCCACAAAGAAAACAAATTCTTAAAGCCGTTAAAGCTGGAGGAACAACTAAGTATTTACCATTCAAGTAAACTTTATGAAATTTAGAAATGGTTGGAATTCTTATACCAAACAATGGGATAAGCTAAACATCAAAGTAAGACTTTCATTTATTGACATCTTATCAGTTGAGATAGATATATCTAGAGATTTTTATTTAATTACAATATTAAACTTCACATTTAAAAATAGATAATAATGAAAAAATTACAAGGATTAAAAGGAGCAACAGATGCTATGCATTATTGCAAATCAATGCAGAAAGGTGGACCAAAACCAATTATACGTTCAATGAAAAGTTTTGATGTAGGTGGAACAACAGGAATGAATCTTGATTCAAACTGTACTTCAGATGATGGCGGTGGTTGTCATAAAGGAAATAGAAAAGCAAACAGATCTAGATTGAGAGATGCTGGTGTGAGCAGAAAAACAAGAAACAGAATGTATTAAGAATACTAAACTTATAGAGATCCAGATACTTACAGTGTCTGGATTTTTGTTTTAAATATATTTAGTTTAAACAATTATTGTATATTTGTATAAACTTAAAAAATATACCAATGGAAAATTTAGACCAACAAACACCTGAAATGGAAGGATTAACTCCTGAGCAATTAGCAGAAAGAAAACAAGAAATGCTTTCTTTTTATACTGATTCATTACCATACCTTCAGGCACAATACGAATATGAGAACATCTTATCTAAGATTGATGAAGTAAGATTTAAGAGAGCTAATATTCAAATGCAGTTTGCAATGATGATGCAAGAACCTAAAGAAGGTGAAGAACCCGAAACTACTGACTCTCCAAATGCACCAAAGGAAAGAAAGTTAAAAAAAGCATAACTAATGGCACTTGTCAATCAAGTACAGAAACGTGTTAGAATGCCCAAATGGGACATAGTAAAGTTTCAGATAATGACTCATTGTTATATTAACCGTATAGCAATGAGTGAATCTGATCTAAACTGTTTGACTTTATTAAGTTTTAATGAACCAATTGAACTCACACACTTTTGTTATGATGCTTCATCTGAAGAGGATTGGATATTTAAATCACCTCAAACAGTAAGAAACTGTGTAAATAAAGCTGAGAAAAATGGATTAGTTGTTAGACATGTTGATAGTAAAAAGCAGATACAACTGAACCCATTACTTAAGATTCAAACAGAAGGAACTATTTTATTAGATTACAAATTTCTAGGAGATGATACCAAAGAAGTCAAGTAGTCTATACAAAGAAGTATCAGAAGCTCTTAACCAAGATGAGTCACTAGTAGAAGACATTGTTGAATTCTATTATAGTGAGTTAAGAAAAACATTAAGTAATTTAACACATCCAAGAATCAACGTAGAGGGTCTTGGACATTTTGTTGCTAAAACTGGATTAGTAAGAAAGTCTATTCCTAAATATACTAATATATTGAAGAATCATGATACATCTACTTATGGTGCATATTTTAATAAGAAGATGATAGAGACAAAACTAGAATTGCTAATTCAGTTAGAGCACAAAATATTACTACAAGAAATTAAAAAGGACGAATTTAAAACAACCAAAAATGAAAACAGTTCTGAAAACAATCTGGGAGAATAGAAAAGGAATCTTAGAAGGTATTAAAAACTCTGTAATTAGAGATGAGTTTGTAGAAGACATTGCTAGAATGCGTCATGATATTTGTGATGGATGTGAACATATAGACAAGAAAGGAAAAGATTGTGCAGTAAAAGGTACTAAACCTTGTTGTGCAGAATGTGGTTGTTCACTAGCATTTAAAACCCGCTCACTATCTTCTGAGTGTCCTAAAGGTAAATGGAATGCTATTGCTACAGAAGAAGAAGAAGATGCATTAGATAACCTTAAAGACTAGTAGTATGGAACCAGAAAATAATATGTATGGTGGGTATATAGATTTGGCAAAATATGATCCATTAACAACTGTACTCCCATCTTCCGGAAATAGTTTATGGAATCAAATAACTACGGCTAACAATACCATCAGGGATCCATATGCAGATCTTTATGCAAGATTAGATAAGTTAGAACTTAATGAAAAACTACTAAGACTAAAGATACTTGGTCTTGAAGGTAAGTTTGATAAAGATGAAGTTACTAATATCCGTAAAATGTTAATGTCTGAAGATGAAGGATCTAGAAATTTAGCTTATACAATTATAGAAAATGCTTAATACACTAGAAGAAATATTCGGAAACATGCATAACATGCAGGAAAGAAATGTACACATGTATACTGGTGCATATGGTATGGAAATGATTTCTCATGCAATGGCTGTAAATAATGCTACTGGTTATTTAGAATGGGCAATGGAACGAAACCGGATTGACAAAGAAACTTGTAAGAGTTTAATAGAAATGTTAAACTCTCCAGATCATGATAATTTTAACCTGGCATTATTAGCCATAGAACAAATGACAAATGAGCATAGCATTTAAAGCAGAAGATCATACATATGTAAGTCTGCATGGTGAGTCAATTGATTGGATAAGTGTAACTACCTTAATCAGTCATTTTAAGAAACCATTTGATGCAAAAAAGGTTGCTGAGAAAGTTTCTAAAAATAAAAGATCTAAGTGGTATGGGCTTGACCCTAAAGAAATTCTAAAGATTTGGGATTCTGAATCACTTAGAGCAGTCACATTAGGAACTTACTACCATAATCAGAGAGAATCAGACATCTGTTCACTAGCATCTATGGAAAGAGATGGTATTACTGTACCAGTTATAGCACCGGTGGATGAAGTGAACGGATTAAAAATTGCTCCTATTCAAAAGTTAGAACCAGGCGTGTATCCAGAACATATGGTTTATCTTAAGTCTGTAGGGATTTGCGGTCAATCAGATTTAGTTGAAGTAGTCAATGGTGTGGTAAATATCATTGACTATAAGACTAATAAAGAGATCAAAATGGAATCCTACGTTGACTGGGAAGGTAAATCAGATAAACTAATGGAACCGGTTAGCAGCCTTGATGATTGTAATTATAATCATTATGCATTGCAACTTAGTGTATACATGTACATTATTCTCAAGCATAATCCTAAATTAAGACCTGGTAAAATGTATATTCATCATGTTACCTTTGAGGAAGAGTCTAAAGATGAATATGGTTACCCTGTAACTAAGTATGATTCTAATGGAGATCCTGTTGTAAAAGAAGTTATTCCTATTGCAATACCTTACTTACAAGAAGAAGTTATTGCAATAATGCACTATCTTCATGATAACAAACATAAAGTAAAAAAGAAATGATAGCAAGACTATTTGATGTTCAAAATGGAATTGTAGTTCCTACTGAACATTGTTATACATTAAAGGCACTTAAAGATGTTATGGATAACTATCCTGAAGATCATTTAAAGATTTACTTGTATCTGTTCTACATGACATGTCCTAATCCAGATATGAATCCTTTTTTTAATACTCCTGATATAGATAAAGAATACATTATACTAAAAGAAATAGAAGCAGAGTTTTCTCCAGAAGATGATGATATTCATATTGCATTAGAATTCTGTAGAAGAATGTATGAAACACCTACGTCTAGAGCATATAAAGGAATGGCATCTATGTTAGATAGATTAGCTAGATATATGGAAACCACTACCATTACTGCTGGTAGAGATGGTAATATTAATTCACTAGTTGCAGCTGCTAAAAACTTTGATCAGATTAGAGCTTCATTTAAAGGTGTATACAAAGACCTTCAAGAAGAACAATCAAGTAAAGTTAGAGGTGGTATTGGAATGGCTTATGATCAGTAACCATGAGTGAAATTTATCAAGATATACCTTGTTGGGATAATGGTACATGGACAACCGTATCATTTAAGTCTAGAGAAGAATTTTCTGGTGCAATAGCAAATATATTTTCTGAACCTGGTAAATATGGATTTGATAAAACAAGTTTACTTTTTAATCAGGAAGCTGTAAAATTTAGAGATCAGAATGTTTATTGTATTGCTCCTTTTAGATCAAGAGATTTTGTATCCTACTGGGATGATCAAAAACTCAAATGTAGAAAAGGAGTATTTTATATAAATGGGAATAAGAAGTGGTATCTTACCAGAGACTACTACATGTGGTTAAACTTCTTACCTATCTTTGATAAGGAACAACAAAAGTTTGACTTTGCAAAAATCAGGGATGCACAGTATCATATGGCCCTATATGAACTACTTGCTGAACTTAACTATAAACATGTTGCTATCTTGAAGAAACGTCAGATAGCATCTTCATACTTTCACATCTCTAAATTACTCAATCAACTTTGGTTTGAAGCAGGGGTAACTTTAAAGATGGGAGCCAGTCTCAAAGATTATATCAATGAGAAAGGTTCTTGGAAGTTCATGTCGGAATATGCTGCATTCTTGAATGAACACACTGCATGGTATCGTCCAATGTCTCCAGACAAAGTCTTAATGTGGCAGCAGAAGATTGAAGTAAGAAAAGGAGACAGAAAAACAGAAGTGGGTCTAAAGGGTACCATGCAGGGCATGTCATTTGAGAAAGATCCTACAAATGGTGTAGGGGGTCCGGTAAAATACTTCTTTCATGAAGAGGCTGGAATTGCACCAAAGATGGACTTGACATATGAGTACATGCGCCCGGCCATGAGATCTGGTTTAATTACTACAGGAATGTTTATTGCAGCAGGATCTGTGGGTGATTTATCTCAGTGCAACCCATTGAGAGATATGATTCTTAATCCTACATCTAAAGACATTTATGCTGTAGAAACAAACTTAATAGATGCAAAAGGAACTATAGGTTTGTCAGGTTTGTTTATTCCTGAACAGTGGTCAATGCCTCCTCACATTGATGAATATGGTAATTCACTTGTAGAAGAAGCATTAAAAGCATTAGATGAACAGTTTGCAAAATGGAAGGATGAGTTATCTCCAGAAGATTACCAGTTAAGGATATCTCAGCATCCTAGAAACATTGAAGAAGCTTTTGCACATAGATCTGTATCTGTGTTCCCTCCACATCTTGTAGCGGCACAATCTAGAAGAATAGAAGAAAAAGAATATGGTTATGAGTTCTTAGATATTAGTACAGATGAGAACGGTAAGCCAACTGTTAAAACTTCTAATAAACAACCTATTAAAGAATTCCCAATTACTAAAAAGACTGAAGATAAGACAGGATGTTTAGTAGTATGGGAAAGACCTGTTAAGGACCCTACCT